CTTTCCATTGCATCATGATACAGCGAGCCTTTTTCAGAAGCTTCAATACTGATCTCGAACATTTCAGGGTGTAATGCCTTGTATCGGGCAAACTTTGGGGACACCATATAATCTTTAATCTGCGTACTACTTAGGAAGTCTTTAAATCTTTCTCCCTTGTGATATTCGTCATTTGGCAGATTGTAAATTGTATCTTCTATATTACTCATATAATGGATTTAGAGTTTTACAAAAAACTCCCTACTTTCGCAAGCAAGGAGCCAATAACTAACTAAAAAACTTATTCATCACTTGTGGATAGTAATTCTTTGTAATTCTGTAATATGTATTCTTTTTCTTCATCTGTAAAAGAATAGGCTTTAGCCATAAATTTCATTGCCATATCCTCGTTATGATCGGAAAGGGGATAATAGTCTGTGGCGAATTTGTAAGTAAGCCTATTCAATCGCTCATACTTAACTTTGACCTCCTTAACCCGTCCGCTTATCTCCGAGATAATGCCGGACGCTTCTTGTATCTTCTCGTCATATTCCTTTTGGTCTTTCGCCGCTTGTTCTTTCATAACCTTGTTCTGTACGGCAAAGTTGGAAATCTTTTCGTATAGTTCACTTGAAT